AGGACGTTTACGTGGTCAGCAAATACTGTGTCTACAAGGTCTACCTTTGGGGTAAAGGACCGGATCGACGAAGGATACTGTGCAGCCATTTCTCACCTATTCTATTCTCTTGGGTTATTCTCTAAGACTTTAGATCTACTGTCATGACAAACCGCCAGTTACGTTAATAATTAGGTTTGCAGTCTGCAATACTGGTATTTGCCCGCTAGTTAATTGAACACCGGCTGTAGAAGCTGAGCTTGTATTGTCAGTGTTTAGCTTAGCAATTACTAAAGATGCTACGCCTTCTACCCCTGCAGCTTTAGCCATAACTGTTGAGTAAGCAACAAGTTGTCCAAAGTCAACGCTTTCGTAAGCAAACAAACCACCTGGGTTTAAAAATACGTCTCTAATTTCTTGTTCAATGTCTGCGTTATTATATGAAGAATTTGCAGTAACAGTTAAGGTTACGTAAAAATCTACGTAAGTAGGTGATTGAATTGTAACTGTAGTTCCTACAGGTATTTTATCAGACAAATATGCAGATACTGCTGCTGATAGTTCAGTCCAGTTTAGTGTAGGCGACCCGCTAACAATTCCAGGAGTTACTGAATCATCATTTTGAGTTTGTAAGTAAAGAGTTACAGCACTGTACACAGCAGCTATAGCTTTTGTTCTTCCAACTCCAGGTACTTGTGAAGCTAATGCAGAGTAATCTGCAGTAGTCACAGCTCTACGACGAGTAGTAATTGCGTTTTTAATTTTAGTGCGTATTTGATCGTTATCATCTCCGTCAGCCCCGCCAAAAGCAGCTGAAGGGTTAGAAACAGAAAGGTAACCAACTGCTTCTGGAACAATGTTTCCTGGAATAAAGGTAACTTCTTCAATAGATCCTGAATTTAAGTTTCCAGCCGCTCCGGTACTAATTCTATACAAAGCACTAATTACTTGGTTTGCAGGTGGTATTGCTCCATTTATTCCGTCACCAAATTCTAAAGAAACGGTTCCAAATTCGTCTACGTTTGTTGTAAAAACTAATTGGTTTGGTCCAGCTTCAGTTAACGACTCTACATAACTCCAAGGAGTAAAAGCAACGCCTTGACCAACATAAACAACTACAGATTTATCAACAATGCTAGTATCAACTAATTCTATAATTTGTTGAGCAGTTCCATCAGAAATTCCTAAGTTTACTGGCAAAGGTTTATTTGTAGTAGGACTAATTAAGTCAGGACGGTCAGTGTTGACTGTTTTTCCTTCTTGACATGCAAGAGTTACGGTGTCACCAGCAGCTAATTGTGTGGCACTAGCGGTGGTTTCAAAATAAACTTCTGTAAAGTCTCCATAGAGGAGGGTTGCAAGTACCTGAGTTCCAACAGGAATGTCGATTGCTTCATCGCTAATGTTTTCAAATACTACGTTTAAGCGAGCAGGCGTAGGTCCAGAAACTCTGTATCCGTACAGCTTGCCAAGGTCAATTAAAGTTTTCCTACGGGCAGCGGTGTCTATAGTAAGTTCGTTTGCTACTCGATCTATGTAATAGGACATTATGTCGCCCATATAAGCAAAAGACTCTAGAAGAACTGTACCTAGGTCGCTTGGGTCGTCGGCAGTCCACGCGTAGTTTGTTCTAACATTTACTAGGCTTGTTAGGTCTTCCAACAGAGCCTGATAGTCTCTAGACGTATAGTCTATTTGGGACGGTACTTCGTTAGCCATTTTTCATCACCTCGTGGTAGTCGCGTCTGGATTTAAAGTAGTAGATACAACAGTAATGCTATCTTCAGTAAAATCAGGAAGAGTTACGTTGATCTCAACAGTTACTGCTCCCGTGTCTAAAAACCCCACTATATTAATTTTGTTAACTGTCAGCTCCGGAAGCCACTTAGATATTGCTGAACGAATTGCGTCGTTAATTGCTTTTTCTATTTTTCCTTGATTTTCAAACATTGCTGTACCAATATTCGTACCGTAGTTAGGGCGCATAGGGCGCTCACCTACTGCGGTAGAAAGAAGGGTTAAAACTCTGTCTTGATAGATTTTTTTTTGATTTGTAGCACTAGATGTTTTACCAAACGGATCTAAAGTAAAAGGGTACGAGATTGCTTTCATCCTTGTACTCCTATCCATACTGGTTCTTCAAGTAGTCCCGCAACAAACATAATCCACACACGTTGGCCTTTATTGGGCACATACCGGTGTGGGGTGTGTTCATCCGTGCTGGTCGCGTCGTTAAACATTGCTGTTTTAGCGTCTGAACCATTCCACTTTTTTATGGCGTTTACCACAATTTTATGGGGGTGTTTAAGGGTACCAGCACCAGCTTTTGCCACCACGGTCAACGCCGGAATAGTCTCGGTATCGCCTCTGGAGTCGGTTACAGAAATGGAGGTGGTAGTTAAGAGTGCTGCAATTTGAGCAGCGGTATGTTCCTGGTGGTCAGGGTGGTTTGCGTTATGGGTAATTGGCAGTACGGCTTTTGCCCACCCAGTAACTTCTTGCCCAGTAACAGTAACTTGAACTTTTATTCTTCCCTTTTTTAGGGGGTCGTTAATTTCTTTAACTATGCCTTCGTAAATACCAAAGAACCTGACCCTCCCTTGGGGGTCTTGCATGTAGTCGAAGTCTGTACCTGTACTCATCTAGCCTTCCAAGTCACTTGTCGGGTTACTTGTGAAAAATCTGGTACTTCGTTTTTGTATATATTTGGAGAATACGTTGTTGCAAGAGGTTTAGCATTAGCGCCTGGAATATTTTTAGCTGACTTAGTTTTCTTTACTCCAAGGTCAGTTTTTCCATTGTTTACCCCAATAGGGTAGTTGTTCAATTTAGATCCTTTTGGTTTTAAAGACTGTTTTGATAGCTCGGACTCAAAATCTCTTTTTCCTGGGGTTTTTTTAATGTTTGGGTTAGATTGCCCTAAAGAATCTGTTCCAACTAGTACTTCCATTTGATAAGTATAGCTTCCTCCCCCAAATAAATGAGTAACTGCCAGTACTGTCCAATACCCAGACATATTTTGATCTAAATTATCTAAGTAAATAGATTCTCCAACGCTCACATTTGGGTTGCCTAGTAAAAGAGCAACACCTCTGTAGTTGTACCTATTAGCTTCTGCCAAGTCTTCAGCAATAAATTTTGCTTCTGATATGGTCGAAGCTACTTCAAAAGGCAAATGTTTTACAAATTTTGCTTTTTGTGAAATTTTACTGTGTGGGTTATTTGTCATTTTTTTAAGAATTTCTTATTAGGAGTTACTGTTCCTTTAGTTTTCTTTTTAGCAGGTTGAGCTTTATGTTTAGTTGCAATAGTTTTGTTATTAGTTGAGTGTAGCCCACTTACTACTCGGTCTACAGTAGCTCCAGCCATATCTGGGGCTTCATCAGAAATTTGAGGGGTAAACTCTAATATAGTTCCCATAGAGGTAATAGTACGAACAGTAGGGGCTGCCTTTTCTTTAAAAAAGTAAGGTGCTTTTGTGGCACTAGCCGAACTCAACTTATCTTTTGACATAAAGTAGACAGTGGTACCCGTAACCTTTAAGCCAAAACCAGTTTGCTTAGCTAATCTTCTTAATAGTTGCCAGTCACTTTGTCCAGCTTGAGCGATACTAGCAAATACTCTAGGGTGACGTTGAGTAACGGCTTTTAACCCGTACTGTTTACATACTTTTTGAACAACTTGATCCGCGGTTACTTTTTTGTAAATTTTTTGTCTAGTTGTTTTTAAAAGGTATGTTGGAGAAATACAAATAATGGTAGTAGTGTTTTCAGCTACGGTAGAGGGTATTACTTTGTGTACGTAACCCACCCATGTTTTTTTAAACCCTGCCCCAGAGTACTCAAACGTAACGGGGTCTCCTGAGCTAATAAAATTTAAGGTATCTTCTATCTTTCCAGCGTATTTTATAGTCAAAGTGTCGTGAGAATTAAATTCTTGATTTAATGTAGCCGTCATAAAAATTAACCCGAACGAAGGGCTTAAAGGAAATTTTACGGCTCGGGTAGGAAAACGCTCTATAGGAGTCTTAACTAAATTATTTTTAGATAGCGCTACAGCCATGTTATATCCTAGGAACTCTAATAATAGTTCCAGGTGCTATTTCTAAAGCATCTGGAAGACTAGGGTTTATATCTAATATCTGCCACCACAAAGTAGAGTCTCTTAAATAGACTGCGGCTAAGTAGTCCAACCTATCTCCATCTACCCAGGTGTAGTCAATGTAGGTAATTACTCTAGATTCTGGGAATGCTCGATATACCGTCCAGGCGTAAGCCCCGGTGGTTTTGTTTTTTATTTGCTGGGCATCCCCATCGTCGTAGCGAGAGTCTCTATATACGGCCATTAGTTTCTATCCCTCCCAGCCATTCCTGTAACAGTCCAGTCAGGCGCATTGTTAAGCTTAGTAATAGTACTGACTTTATTAAAGAATTCAGCAGTTTCAAACTTTTCAAAGTCTCCGCTGACAAGGTCTGGAAGACGTTCAAGACCTATTTGAACTACGGTTCTAATAGGTATCATATCTCTAGTAAACATGCTGTGCTCTATGTTAAGGCTTTGCATAATTACTTTATAGCGTTGCCTCTCAGAAATTTTAAATATAAAAGGTAGTTGAGTCATGTAGCCCATGTTTGCACTATACATCTCTAAGCCATCTTCTGGAGATTCCCCCATTAAAATTACTTTTTGAGGGTTTCCGTTTATTACTCTAAACAAGTATTCAAGATCGTACTCTGTACCTCGGTGTAAAATACCTGCGCATTGTTCAGCGTCCATTGAAACTGGGTATTCTCCTTGTTTCATAGGACCCCCGCCGTTTTTCTTCCACTGTTTCATAGTAGACATGTCAGCAACCCTATCTAAAAGAATATTTACGGTAATACTTCCGCCAATACCTGACGTTACTAATGCAGCGTCGTTCTCATTAGGACGAGTCCAGTCAACTTTATTGTTTGAACTTAAATTAAAGCTTAAGTACTGCGGATTAAACAAAAATCTAAATCCCCAAAGTTTGTCTAATTGAGCAGCATTACCTCCAGGTAATAACGCTTGTTTTTTATCTGGTAAGTTAACTATTTCTGGATCTACGTAAAAAGAAGCTAATTGATCGTTTTTATTTGCTTGCTCATATTCAATATCTTCTCGATCCACCATAGGACTAAACGTTCTAGTAGATCTATGTGGGTATGGATTAAAGTTTTGAGCTCTTACTACAGATGGTGGGGCGGGAGCAATGGTAGACGCAGGAGGAGGGGTAGTAGTATTATTGCCGCCAGTGCTACCACAAACTGTAGTAGAAAACTTTTTACGAGTAGCAATTGCTTCATTTTTGTATGATTGAGCTTGAATTGCTGGTTTAGTAGTTGTTGGGTCAATAAAAGCTTTTCCTGTTGACGCCCAATCCCAACCAAATGCAGTCCAAATAACCTTTATACGTCCAGCCTCTTTATGTTCTGCAAAGGTAGCGTTTGGGTAAGTTTTAATATCTGTAGCAGAAAGAGCCCTAACGGTGTACTTAACTTGTTTTGAATAGTTGCCGCTTACATTTGCACTGCTTCCTGTTGCAGCAGCTGGCCCAACAGTATAAGGTGCCTTAGTTAGGACATAGCGGTAGGTTGCAAATGCAGCTACCCAACGTTTTCCGTTACACTCATCCCACGTCCAACCGTCAACTGTAGTAGCTTCTGCTAATGCAGAGGGTCTATCTGGAGCAACAGGTGCTTTTGTAAAACCAATGCTAGGGATAGGTACTGTTTGCCATTTTGTTGGATTGTAGCCAGTTTGACCCCAGTTAAAAGTAGTATTTTGTCTAGGGGCAATTATATTTATTATAGTAGCGCCGTTATTTATGTCTGCTTGTTCAGTGCTAGCTCTTAATTGACTTGTTGAAGCATTAGACAACCCAGGAATAATAGACTGAAATGGTTCGTAAACTTTAATGGTAAATTGAGGCGTGTAAGTACCAGGCTTACTTGAAGTAAATCCTACCCTAAAGTAATCTCTATCTAAAGGTTTTCTAAAAGGATCGCTTTCTTTTATTACGGCGCCCTCTACAAAATCCTTAACGTCTTTAGTAGTTACTACAGCTCTACGAGAGTCTGAGCCAGATAGCTCTATTCGGTTAAAAGACTCCAGTTGGTATTCAATTGATGCGTCTGTGGTATCGCCTTTAAATACGCGTACAGCATAGTAAACTTGCTCTCCGCAAAGATTTTTGGCAGCAGGAGTTTCACGAACAATTTCGGCCCAGTACTTAACCGCCATTAGTAAGCCCCTATCGCTGCAATGTCTTTATCGTTAGCAATTGCTTTCTTAAACTTATCTAGCAGTACAAGAACTTCTTGATCCCCAGCTTTAGCAATAGTTACTGCCATTTGAACGTTAATTGTTGCGCCACCAGAGCCATTAGATCTATTATTTCTAAGTAAGTCTGCTTGTCCTTTGTTAAGAACCATTTCATCTGGGTGCAGGTAAGCCAAACCTTCTTTAGTTCGATCAGTTCCGTATTCGTAAGCGGGTATTCCTGCTTTTTTAGAGGCTGTTTCAGCGTCATCTAAGAACTGTGAGAAAGAGCCATTCTTGTACGCAGACCAAGCTTTCCAATTCTGACCTTGGTTAGAAATGTTCCAAGCTGCTTTAACGTTAAATGATGGATCAGTTAAACGCTTACCATCTCTCCACTGCCCAGCGTCTCCCCATTTCTTAGGGTCTTTATAACTTCTAATTTGAAATAAACCTAAGCTTGGGCCGTAGGTTTTGTTTTGTATGTCAACGTCCCCTCGCGCTCCAGCACGTCCACCAGATTCAGCTAAAGCAACAGCAAAAGCTGTCTGTAAGGACTTACCTCTAAAGCCTTGAGAGTGCAAAGCTTTTAATAAACCTTCTCTAGATCCAAATGCCATTCCGCTTGTGTCCCCACTAGCTGCGGTCATTTTAGAGTCTCCCATAAGTCCGTCTAAGACGCTTGAGGATTCTCCGTGTTCTTTTGCCCAATCTAAAGCGCCACCTTTAGATATATCTCCATAACTAAGTGGACCTCCTCGTTGGATCATTTCTAGTAGTTGTCCTCCAGCAAATCCTTTGCTTTTAGAATCACTACCGCCCAACACAAACTGTGAGAGATCACTTTCTTGTATTTCATTTGCGTCTTTACCCGTTAACATACTAGTAATTTTTGATTTAATTTTTCCAAAAATACTTGTAGGGTTTACAGTTTGTTTGCTTCCTTTACTCATTCTTACTTCAAAATGTAAGTGTGGACCAGTAGAGCTTCCAGAACCCCAAGCTCCCTTTGCACCACCAGAATAAGCAATAAGCTGTCCTTGCTTTACTTCTTGACCAACTTTAACTATGGACTTACTTAAATGAGCGTAGTAAGTAAGAAAACCATCGTGTTTAATAACTACATAATGTCCGTAGCTTCTATCGCTTTTTGGTTGAGTAGTTACTTGATCTACTACTCCATCAGCTGCGGCAAGTACGGGACTACCAACTGGCATGGCGTAGTCAATGCCTCCGTGGTGGTGCCTTTCTTTAGGATTGTTTGGATCTTGTCTAGCGCCGTATTCAGAAGAAACATACTGACGATTAGGAGCAGGATTTATTGCCATAGGTGTTGTTCCAGGAGAACTTGAAGATGGTCCAGAGCTATCTCCACCACCTTGGCCTCCCATAAGTTGACCTACTGCGTTTGATCCTCCACCAACTAATGCGCCTAATAACGCTCCAGGAAGACCGCCTACTAACGCACCGCCTCCACCGCCAAGTGCAGCACTGGTCAACAAAGATTTAAAATCAAATCCTTTTTTAACTTTTGCAGTTTGATATCCGCCGTATGCAGAGAGCGCTGCTCCTAAAATAGGTACTGCTTTACCCATAGCACCAAACTTAGCAAATTTACTTGCGGTGCCTGCCGCTCCTGCTGCCGCTCCAGCAGCTCCAGAGCCACCTGCTACGCCCGCTGCGCCCGCTGCTCCTAAAGTAGGGGCAATTAATTTTCCGCCTCCACCAAGTGCCATCTTCATCATAAGCATATTTGAAAGAGCACCGGCAGCACCTGACATTGTTGCTCCTGCGCCACCTGCTTGTGGAAGGGTCTGTAACACGCCTTTAAGAGCCGCTAAGCCGTTTACAACGCCGGGCAGGGTCTCCGCCATAGCAGAGAAACCATCATTAACTGCAGAGGCTGCTCCAAGGGCTCCTTGGTATCCACCAACTAATCCTTTTTCTGTTCCCTCTAAAAGACGATTTTGTGAACTTTGAAACTTAAAGTTACTCTCTTGAACGCCACCTTTAACGCCCATAGTTCCAAGCATGCCTTTAGCACTGCTCATTTGTTTTGCAGTAAGAGGCTTGTTGTTTTTAAATCTTGCCATAAGTCCGCTGGCGTATAAATTAAATAGGCCTTCGTCTCCACCAGCAATATTCATAATTGTCTGATACTCAATGCTGTTTGGACTAAACATTACCTCAGGATTTTTAGGTGTTTTTCCTCTGTATATTTTTGAGTACAGCTCGTTAATAATTTCGTTAGGCGGTCTAAGGTTTCCGTCTCTATCACGAAGTCTAATTCCTAGACGCAACATGTTCATGCCGTTTTGACTGGCGTAAGATCCCGCTGCTTGTTCGTTGCTCATACCACTGACGGCACTCATGCCACCAAGCTGGCTCATAATTCTCTGTGTGCTTACTGATTGCGCACCGTAACCACCTTGAGACAGGACTTGTCCCATAGCCATAGTCGGTCCCATAGCGCTAGTTGCGTTTCCACGCCCGACCATAGAGTTTGCGGAGTTAATTACTCCTCTAGCACCCATGCGGCCAGAGCTATACATGGCTACGCCTTCAGCGCTAAGTCTTTGTGTTACTGCGGTCATGGTGTTCGGCATGATGCCCATAGCACCTGCACCAATTGCAGCTACTCCTAAACCAACCCTTGAAGCGGTTGACATACCGTTGTTTCCACGGTCAGGTAACTGAGCAAGGCTACTACCCATAGTACTGGTAGGTTTTCCATTAGCGGCTGCTTGGGCTTCAGCAGTTTTTTCTGCGTGCTTTTGTATTTTTTCGTAAGATTTTTCTATGCCCATTACAGTCTTGAGCATATTAGTAAGACCTTTATTACCGGTCTCAGTTAACTTTTCGACACTCTTTTGACCGGTGAAAGCTTCGTCTCCACCGGTGCCTAAGTTTCCTCTTGCCTCTGCCAAGCTATTTCACCGCCTTAGGTCTTGTTATTGCTTTAGATAAAAACACTAGTCGTTCTCGTACTGTAAGACTTCTCAACTCCTGTAACGACCAACCCGGAAAGTACTGAGCTAAAAGGTCATAGGCATCAATTACGTCTTGATAAGTAGTTTCATTGACGAAACAATTCTGCCAGTGTTAGTGGCAGGCTTACCTCCTGGCCGCAGTTTTTGCAAGCCTTTTTAATTTCGCTTAGTTGTGGTCCAGGATTACGCTTTGCAATCTCTTCTAGCAGGGTTCTACGATCATTGATACCCAAATTTCTAATGCGACTGGAATCTAAGACCGGTTGATCAGCAATTTCAACTACGCAAGAAGCTAACAACAAAGTGTCTAATTCCGCAGAGTTTTTTTCTGTAGCATTAATGAGTTTTGTTTGAACAGTTCCGTTAGGTAGGTTTACTTTTGCAAGTCCTGCTTTAAGTTCTACTGTAAATTTACGATCATTAAGGGGGTCTTCTAGTTCTTTGGTTTCAACATCGGTATCTAGATCAATTTTAAAAACTTGAACTTCAGGGCATTTGTCACATACAGTAGATACCTCTACCACTGAGCCAAAAGTTGCTTTTCTAATTGCTAGCAGAAGAGCTTCTCTGTCTCCCGCAAGTAAAGTTCCTAACATATCTTTAGTAGCTGGCTCGTCTCCAATGGAAACTGTTGCACGCTCCAAAATAGCTAGTAAAGCCTTGCCGGGGTCAGATATTTTTACAATTGCTTCTTCATCCGCGCCTGTAAGTTCTCTGACTTCAGCTGTTCTATGAATAGTTGCTGCAAACGGATCAATAAGACCCGCTGGAAGTTTAACCGCTGTTTCAGGCAGTGATGGGAGTACCACTTCTGGTATAGATCCCATCACTGGCTGATTAACAAGGTTGTTTACATCCTCTAACAGTTTGTTTGCCATTGCCGGATTTTCTGCGGCGTTAATAATTGTAGACATGTTATATTCCTTTTCTTAGTTTACGCTGATGGCTCTTTGGCTGAACCAGCGGTTGTTAGATCAGATGCATAGGTAGCTTCCCAACCCTCATGAACAAGGGTCATTTCTTCTACCATTAAGCTATTTCCACCAGCATCTAGGTTGCTGTATGAAAGGTTTGTAATCCACGCATTGTATACCTTAAAGCGTACAGCTACGTGTGGCGTAATTGAGTTAAGCGATGCAGCCGCAAGTGTTGCGTTTGCTTCGTTTCCTGCTGTTCCGCCAGGGTTTGGATGACTAAGAACACGGATATCTAAGTTGCATCGGAAATCTGCTCCAACGCCTCCCTTAGCACCAGCACTAGTTATTGAAAACAGACGCTTCATCCAGGCAATTTGTGAAGAGTCCTTCATAAATACGCCTTTGCTAAGTGTGATTGGACTAAATGAACTTTGTCCAGGTAATTGGTGAACAGTAGTGTTATAACCACCCTCACGATACTGAATTGCTTCAGTAGATACAGTTAGGCCTGATACTGAAGTAAACCCCATTGTAGTATCGAAGTTGTATGCAGGCGTATTTGAGATTGGTAGGAAGTCCACAAGGAACCGAAAGTTACGAGCTGGATCGGTTGTTAGTGTACTTAACACGTTAGTAAACGCGGTTTTTGTTGATGCCATGATTATTTATCCTTTTCCTTACTACGCCGAAGCGCTTCCGGTGATCTGCCCAATGCTGATCACAATGAATTCTGCAGGGTACTCAACAGCAACACCAATTTCGATGTTTACTCGACCATTTAGAATATCTGTTGCGGTGTTATTTGAAGCATCGCATCTTACGTAAAATGCTTGCTCTGGGGTTGTACCCCTTAGACCACCCTGTGACCAATATTCACGAAGAAACGTGCCTATTGTGTTACGGAGTTGAGTCCAAAGAACTTCGCTGTTATTCTCAAACACTGCAAAGTTACTGCGATCAGTAATTTCTTTCTTCAAGAAAATCAATGAACGACGTACGTTGATATAGCGTTCTCCAGTTGAGTTATTAAGTGTGCGACCACCCATAATTACAATTCCTGCACCAGGAATGTTACGAATAGCGTTTACTGGCTTAGAAGCTACGTTAAGTGAGTCTAGCTCTGCATTTGTTAAGGTGCGTTCTAGAGCAACTGCACTTCCAATTTTTGTACCAAAACCTGCTGGGGTCTTGAATACGCCTCGAGCAGCATCTGTTTCTAGATACTTACCTGCTGCAATTGCTGCTGGTCCAACTACGCGAGTTGCTCCAGGAGCTGACTTTAGTAGATCTGGTATTACTACCCATGGGAAGTAGATTGCTGCGTTTCCGCCATCTACTGCTCCGCAACCATCGATTGCGTAAGTAAGTGCCTCTGCGGCTGTACTTCCTGCTGGTGGATCAATTAGAGCAAATACATCTCCGCGAGCTTCTGCATAAGCGGTTATGTCGTTGTCCAAAAGAACCTTATTTGCACGAGCACCTGTTTCCCCACCTGATGCAAAAGCATAAGATGCGTCTGCGTTAATCATAAGCATTGGGTTAGTGATTGCGTCAAAAGTTGCTAGGGCAGTTTGGTAGTTAGCACGTGTAGGTGCCGATCCGTCTGCTCCTGAAGCAAATGTTTTGATTCCAGCAACTTCTGGCATGTTAGCTGGAGCTGCTGTACCTGATGTTAGGTTAGTAAGAGTTACGTAATATGATGCTGAGTTTACGTAAGCTACTGCGTAACGGCTGTTTGTTGTGGACATGCTTAGATCAGTAAACTGTTCTAAGATTCCATTTGCATCTGAAATAATCAGATTAAATGTAGTTGTAGAAGAAGCTGTAACTTCTGCTGTTAATGCGTTACCCCAAGCACCAGCACTCTTTGCTGTTACTCGAAGTGTACTTAGTGGGGTACCTGCACGGTCACGAAGGGTTACTGATGCTGCTGTAGCACCTGCACCTACTACGCGCTTAATGTAAGCACTACGTCCGCCATTTGCAAAAAACGAATAGATCGACCAGGTAGCTGGGTAGCTATCTGAGAGGCTTCCAAAAGTTTTTCCAAAGTCGTACCAGCTTTGAATTAGAACTGGTTCTGCTGTAGGTCCTTGTGCAAATGCACCGAGGAACGCTCCACGAGCCTGTCCGTTGTCTGCTAGCGCAACTAATTGAGGCAGAGGTACTTCATTGATGAAGACTCCTGGTCTGCTATAACTTGCCATTCTTTACTCCTTAGGGTTGATTTGTTTTCTCGGGGTGCCTATTTATATGTCGAATGTTTCAAACGGGACGTCTTGGCTAGTGAACGATATTAGAGGAGGTGTTTGTACTGGGTACTTCTGAGCAATAGCAGTAGGCAAGACTTCAGCGCTAATGCGTATGTTGTACACATTAGAAAATAATCTTTTACCGTTTTGATCAGTAGTGTCTTTTTTTGACATTCCCAAAAATTCAACACGCCGAAGAGTGTTGTCTTCTGGAACAATAAGGCGACCAAAGCGCAAAGGTATGCGATGGCCAGATAGCATTGCTGCCATGATTGCACGATCATGCCTAGGCTGACGTGCATAGGTTGTAATTTGATAGTCAAGATTTACTGGAATAGGGAATTCAGTTACATACTGTTTTGCTCCGGCACCGTCTGAACCTACTGTTCCAGTGTCAACACCTTCTGGGTAGTAACGCATGCTTACCATTCCACGATGAGCTCTTTCAAAGTCTTCAGAGTAACCAATGAAGTCAAGAGTGATATATGGGTATACCTGATCTCTAATTTCCATGTCAGGCTGTCCATACCAGACCCCTACGGGGCGTACAGCATTTCCACTATCAGAAACTGTAATGCCTTGCATAGCTGTCTTTAGAGCTTTGTCTTCATTAAGAATAATAGGCATTAGATTAGCCCCTGTTCTTTTAAGCTCCAAGACATGCCTGTAGCAAAGCTATCTTGATCTATAAAGTTAGTTAGAAAGTTTCTAAGCACAGCAGATGGAGGGGTATCTTGATCCCCGTATTCTAGAAAATTTACTTGAGCTGAAAGGTGTGGTGGGTAGTAGATCTTGTACTCACCGTCTTTGTGGACAACAGAGATCTGGCTTACTACAGTCTCAGGCCATTTGTTCATACGGCACCAAGTTTTAAGGCGCTGAGTAGTGATAAAAGAATCCTGTGCTTCTGCCCCAGATACGGAGTTAAGTATAAGTTCTGACAGTCTCACTTACGACCCGCGATTACTTTAGCAGTTAGACTTCCTGCAATCCATCCGGCTACCATCGAGCCAGCATGAAATTTGTCTAAGCCAAGTACACCGCGTACGAATTGCTCTCGGTCAGCATCGCTCTCTTCGCGTGCCAAACGGTCAAGTAAGTAAATCATCAGAATCCTCCAAAAGAAGATGCGGGGTAAAGCTGCAGGGTTCCGGATTACTCCGGCGTCAAGAACAAGAGTAAATGAAAAAGCCCCCTTTCGGGGGCTAATCATTTACTTCTTTTTA